GGTGTAGTCTCCGCTGATCGTGTCGATGAGGTAAGTAGACGACTCGCTGATAACCGGCACCTTCACGGTGGCCGTGTGAATGAAGAGGTGGTATGGGGTTGGGGGTGTCAAATCACCCCCGGCATGTACGCGGCAAACAATTCGCGCGCGAGAGTCGGGAAGCTTGCGGCCGTATCCCCGCGCGTGTACGAGTACGCTCCGATTGATTCGGCTTTCATGTTCGGATCGTTTCGACGGGCCGCAAACATCGCGTCTACAAGCCGGTACATGGCATACTGAAGGTCTGCGGGGGCACTTGAGTAACCCGCCACGTACACCACTTCATAGGCGAAGGTGCCGGTCTGGAAGCTTGGAGACACGCCGATTTCGGGAGCTTGCAACCAACCGTCTGAGATTTCCAAGTATGAAAGCACGTCGCTCTGACCAGTGCCGGGCATGTAGAGGATGCCGCGCGTTGCATCGACCGTGTAGCCATCGCTCGAAATGGTCTGGTATTCCGTTGGCGAGGTGTAATACTTGACGCTGGTGATTGACGCAACCGGCCACGAGCGCAATTGAATCGTGTTTGAGTCGATCGGCCCTTCGTACCGCTCTGTCCGCGTGCCACTATCGAACTGACGACCGGACGCGCTCTCGGCCATCGCCTGAGCCGCTGGAATAATCACGTCAAGAAAGCCATCCCAAGTTGTTACCGAGATGCCCGCATAGGTCTTGTATTGTGCGGTCGTGATTATCGCCACGGGTGTTCCTTAGTTGAGCAGGCCCATTTCGGCAACGCCGGTTCCGCCCACAGACGCGACCGAGCAGAGTGTTAGAAGGTGGGTAATTCCAGCAAGGTCGCCAACCACGCCCGTAAATGGGTTTGTAAACGACTTCCAATCTGTGAAGCGGTTTGTACCGTCGCGTATGTCGGTGGCCGCAACGCGCAGAAGCTGGATGCCAGTCGTCCCAGAACCGGAGTCGAGGCGGAAAATTTTCGCAGTAGTGCCGGACAGAGCGAACTGCGGATCGGGGTCTACTTCGCTTTTTGCACCGATCACGTAGATCGTTGGAGAAGTGGTCATGTCGGTGGTAATGTGGTAGCGGGTGCGAAAGAACGCCTTTCCGCCATTAGGCCCCACCCTGATCCACTTACAACCCGAACCAGTGAAAGAGAGAGGGGTAATTAGTTCTGTGCTGTTCGCAGCCGTCGCAGTCGTGTCAGACACTACGTCGATGATTGACAACCTTGCGCTTGTTGGAATCACCAGACTGGACGAACCGCTTGCCGCATTCGCGCTTCCCATTGCCGTCAGTGCCATTACATGACCCCTTCACTCTCGCGGGCGGAACCCGCTTCTTGTTATCTGGAATTTGCCGCATAAAAGGTCTGCCGTCCCTTTCGAGGCGGCAGGCCCGGAACTGAGATGAATCAGGGTTGGAGGAAGGCAGACGCGAGAACGCCGAGTTCGGTGTTGTCGCTTGGCAGTTCGTCCATGTACAAATCTGCCCAAGCGCAGATATAAGTACCAGCCGCACCGTTGCCGAGAGTGATAGCAACATCCATCCACTTCTTAGAAACGCGGATGTACCAGCGAATCACTTGATTGTCGGCAGCATCGGTGAACGATGCCACCAAATCGCTGCCAGAAATATCGGTGTACGAACCATCCGTATCCGAGTGCTGAACCTTGCAGACAGTTGCCGCAATATCGCAAGCACCGATGTAAGCAGAAATAACAACGTACTTTGCGTTATCGGTTTTGAACGATGCCGTTGCAAGTGCCGCATTGTCAATGATCGCAGCCGGTGGCGCGATGCTGACAAATTTTGAAACTGGGAAATTATTCATTGAGCATTACCTTCTTTCTTGAATCAGTCTGGATTAGGAGTTGGCTGAGCAAATGCCGACGATTGGACCGGGGAGGCGTGCTGAAGCCGTCGCGCTCCAGTTGCCAACGTCGTGGACCTTGACGGCTACGCGCTGAGTGCCACGGAAGTAGATGGAATCGGTGTTGAACCCGTAATGCTCGCTCGATGCGATCGCCATTTGGTTGTTGACGACGCCGAACTTCGCGCCCATTGAAAGATCGCCGACAAGGATGCCGATTTGCGAGTTTGCATCGGTTGCAGGCAGAACGTTTGTGAACTCGACGGGCAGACCGCGCACGCGATACGTTGGCTTGCCGTTGATGAGTTCGTAGCTGTTGCCGGACGATGCGGGTGTGAGTGCCATCGGTTCGATGACGTTCCAGTAGACTGATTCGTGCATGTAGATTTTGGGGTTGCCGTTCTTCCACACGTAATCGGGCAGCTTGCCGATTGCCGCGAGAATGTCGTTCTTTGTGAACTCGCTGTAGAGATTGCCGGACGCGACCACCAGACCCGCGCAGTAGTCGTTGTTCGTTCCCCAAGTGCCACCGTTGGCCTCGTGGATGGTGCGATACTTGTAGGTGATTCCGATGAATCCGCCGTAGGTGCTGGTACCATCGCCGAGGAATGCCGCTTCGTCTTCCGACTTAGCGAAGTCCTGAGCGATTTCGGTGGAAACCTGATCGGCAATTGAGAGTGCCGAATCGTGGATGATTTCGTTGGACGCCTGAGAGAAGGTCATGCGCTTCTTCGCAACCAGATTGATAAGGTCGTACTGCGGAGTGCTTGCGGTTGCGGTTCCACCTTCGGCCACCCATGCGCCGGTGATACCCGCGATACGGCGCGGAATATCTTTGGTGAAGTTCATCATCGGAGTGGTGCCGATTGCGCCGCGTGCGACGCCGTATGACAGCACCAATCGAATCAGGGTGGGTTCAAAGTCGCGGGGGACAAGGATGCCGCCGTCGATCAAAGGGAAGTCGCCGAGTGCTTTGGTAAGCGTCTGGCGGTCCTTCTCGCGTTCGGGGTAGGTCAATCCGCGCGGGCTGACTGAGCAAAGAGCGTTCTTGTACCACATACCGAAAAGTTCGGCGTTGTTAGCGTTGGCAAATACGGTCTTGCCCTGCTTCGCCTTGTGGTTGTACTCTTCGCGTGCGCGTTCCTGATAGGTGCCGAGAACCTTGATTTCACCGTCTTCGCTGATTGAGGATGTAACGCGGCCAACGTCGCGGGCTTTGGTATCGGCATCGGACTTGAACGAAAACGCCTTGCGTTCAGTGAACACGTCGGCAATTACAAATTCCTTGCCGTCGATTTCCACTTTGTCAGTGTCGAACTCTTTTTCTTTGAGCCAAGCCTGCACGTTGACAAGCTGAGCATCGCCGGTGTAACCAGCGTCCTTGAACTTCTGGAGAATCGTTTGTTTTGTAGACATTTACCACCTCTTGAAAGATTGCTGCTTTGGGCAGGGCTTCTTTCCGAGGTGGAGGGAGGGTGTCAATGCACCGACCGACCTTCAGGGACTTCACCGAGTCGCTGGATGTTTCAAAGTTTCAGCACATTGCCGCGACTTTGAATTGTGAACCGCTTGGGTCCGCAGACTGATTGTACCACCGTTTCATGTTCCATGCCGAGAGCAATTGCAGATTCCCGTTTGATCCGGCCCTTGCTCACCATGTCGGACAGGAACGCCGTGCGAGCCTTCTCCATTTCGGCGGGTGCCAGCATCGCCGCGCATGTCATATTGCATGGCATGGCGGTAAGGCTGAGTTCAATCCACCGCCATTTACGGATAATCGCCCGCGCGGACGGGTAGCGTTTGAACTCTTCGGCGGTTGGACTGCCCCAATCGGTAGCCTCAAAGCCGATCGACACACCCAAATCCCCGCCCTCACGGATGATTGTTAAGCAGTCGTCGCCGATACCGGACTTCATGCCGGGGTAGATGTAGGCCCGGAACTTCCAGCCCTTCACCCCGTTTTCGTTGTATTGCGAGAGTTGGCGAATCTTGCCGATAGCGTTGGAAATGCCGTAATAGTGGTCGCTGTAGAGCGTGCGGGTCTGCGTGATATACGAAAGGTCCGCCCCTTCTGGCAGAACTACCTCGTCGCTTGAGTCTGTGAAGTCATTGGTTGCGACCCCCACAATGTCGCGGTTTCCCTTGTCTTCTACGGCTTTCAGGCCCTTGATGGTCATGCCGACAATGCCGATACCGGACTTGGCGTCCATGCGGTAGCCCAATTCGGCCGCGCGGGACTTGATAGACTGCTGAATCATCGTTCCGGTCATCGCGTTAATGGTTCTCATAGTGTGCCTCTACCCCGATCCGGCTCTACCGCAATAAGAAGGGCGGGCGAGTGTCGAAGATTCGCGCGAAGACCCTGCGGCGAATCAAGGCGGACTATGCAACGGGCATGGACGTTGTAGAAGTCGATAGCTCTATCGGGCTGGACATGCTCGCTCGTCCAAATCAGTTTGAGGATGCGTTTTCGTTCGCCTATCTGCGGTTCATGGCTAAAGAGTCAATGGGCAACGCTTGGATTTACTCAACCGATGACCAGTTGTTGACGCTCAGGCCCGCGTTTGTGTCGGCAATTGCCGAAGACAACGGCGAGATTCTTTGGGGTTGGAACTATGGGCGCGAGCGTGTGCGAGAGATTCAGATTCCGCGCGAAGAGGTATTGCACTGCCCACACCTTCCGTCCCTCGACAACCCGTATTACGGCGTTGGGCCGCTTTGGGGCTGCATGAGCGATGCGGACCTTATGACTAGTGCCACAACCGCAGAGGCCGCACGCTGGAAGAATGAAGGCCGTCCCCCGCTGGCAATCCAATTGCCCGAAACGATGAGCCAAACCGCGCGGGAACAGGCGATTAAGGATTTCGAGCGGCAAGTGCGCGGCATCAAGAACAGCGGGAAGCCGTTGGTTATGCAGTTCGCGGATATTAAGAACCTCGGATTTGCACCGAAGGAAATGGAGTATTTGGCCGGCCAACAGGTCAGCGAGCGGCGAATCTGGGCCGCTTTCGGCATCCCCGAATCAATCATCAGGCCCAATGAAGGGGCATTGGCAGCGGCAAAGACCGGATTGCAGTTCTACACGGAGCAAACAATCTGGCCGCGTCTGGATCGTGACGCGCGGCAGCTCACAGACCACTTCCGGCGAATGGGCTGGATCGCGGAAACCGAGTTTTTCTGCTACGACTCGCCCACTAGCGAGGATGAGAAGGCAGAGGCGGAATTGGCGAAGATCCGAAGCGATAGCGGGCACTTGACGCTAGATGAGGTGCGCGCGATTGACGGGCTGGACCCGCTTCCCAACGGGCTGGGTGCAATCCCCCGCTTTGCCGGTATGCCTCTCTCGCTTACATCGGCGGCGGATTTGTCGATGCTGTCACTCGCGGCGGTGAAACCCGCCGAAGTCGAAGAGCCGGAAACACCTTCCACCACAGACACCACAAAGCCCGCAGGCGAAGTCGATAGATTGGCGAAGGATACAAGCCTGAATGGGGCACAAGTCACCGCATTGTCAGGGCTGGCGACTCAGGTAGCGGCTGGAACGCTCCCGATGGAAACGGCGGTCAGTATCGCACGCGCGGCATTCCCCGCAATCGACGAGGCGACTCTTCGCGGCATCTTCGGGCCTCTCAAGGGGTTTGAATTGCCGAAGGAAGAGGCGACACCTGCTCCCGTGGTCGATGCTGCCAAATCACTTCGCGCCCATTGAAAGATCGCCGACAAGGATGCCGATTTGCGAGTTTTCATCGGTTTCAGGCAGAACGTTTGTGAACTCGACGGGCAGACCGCGCACGCGATA